TCACTCATAGGTTTCCCTAAGTATTTTCCCCATGAGCCTCACGGGTAAGGTTGGTGGTTTATACCACGAATTTATATTGCGCGCTCAGTTGTTTCCAAAGATGCCGCGTGCGTTGATGCTTTATCCAAATGCGCCAACATGAGGGCGATTTCGCCTTTCATGCGCTCAATTTCCAATTGCGTCTGAGTTTTCAGCACAGTATCATGCGCCGTGGTGCTTGTCCGCAATTCCATATCCTTATGGCGCTCCTCGTTCCGCAGTTCAATATCGTGGGCGCGGTTGGTTTCTTTGATAAGAACCCGCTTGGTTTCAGCGTCTTGCTTGACTTGTTCCACATCTTGACGGGTTTTAATCATCATTTGCATTTGCTGAATAGCCTGTTGCATCTGCTGCATTTGCGCTTGATTTGCCTTGAGTTGCATCTGAACTTGCGGCGGCACGGGTGATTTATCATCAATTTGCGCCATTGGGTTAGCAGCGGCCAGCCGGTCGGCAATGATGTCCGCGCCAGGAAAGTCCATATTGCGGAAGATAAGGTCTCCAGCCTGCTGCATAAGCGCGGGGTCGACCTTGAGAATATTGACCATTGCTTCCACAGCCTCTTGGCGCTTGCTGTTGTAGCCTGGGCCGGTATCCATAACCACGTCGTATTCGCCCACAGTCATGTCATGCATGATTGTATATACACCTTGCGCGTCCTGCTTGGGTTCATTGATGTTCACCAAGTCGGGCTTTCCATCGTCTCCAATGATTCGCATTACCCGCTGAGAGTCGTAAATCTTGGGAATAAGGTCAAGAATAATCGTGCCGGTTTGCGCGATAGATTTGGTCAAATTGTCGTAAAAATCAAAATTGGTCAGGTCAACTTGTTGTTGTTGGCCGTTCAGCGCCTTGCCTGAGATGTTTCCAGGCAGTTGCTGGCTTGGGTCAAAAATGCCCATCAGCGTCGCAATGTCTTGGTTAATCATTGCAGACGCGGCCATTACCCCACTTGGAGGCGGCTCAGGCTGGAGGCGCTGCGGCGGCGGCGCGGGTTGCCCGTCAATGTCGGTTTGCTTGTAGCGCAACAATGGGAACGACTTAATATTAGCCGCTGCCCATTCGGTTTCGTGGCCCTCGTCCTGCCCTTCGGCCATCAGCCACTTAGCTTTAGGAGCCAGCGCGACGCTTTCGGTAATGGTTGTTTGCCAAAAGTTATACATCCGCTGCGCGTCTTTAGCGTGGCGCACCATGCCAAACTTCTTGCGCTTGTCGCCGATGACGATATGGCGGCCATAGACGGGAATCACGGGAATGTAAGAACCAGGCCAATCACGCTCTTCAATGACCTCAATTGCGGTCAGTTTTTTCCATTTTATTACTTTTTTGTATGAATCACGCTCGTCAATCACGGTCAAACCGGATAAGGCCATGCGTTCTTTCATGTCTTTATCCATGAATCCCTGAGTGCCATCGGACAATTTGACTAGCTTGGCAGGCTCTCGCACGGTGTAGAAATACTCCGCAATGCGTATGTCTTCCTTGGTAATCCATTCGGATTGGCTGTCGCCCGTGCCACGCTGAGTAAAGCTACTGCCATCGTCGGAATCAGGGTACAACTCGCGGAATTTGGCCTTGCTCATCATTGTGGTGATAAGGCAACGGTCAGCGTCCGACCCGTCTACAGCTTCAGAATTGGGGTCAAAGTAGACGGTGAACGGGTTTTGGATGGCCTCGATAAAGATTTCTTGGTCAAAGCTGTCCTGCTTTACATAGTCGGTTGTAACGCGCCAAAAGCCCCAGCCCATCCGCACAGCGTGGTCGAAAGCGGTGTCATAGGCATTGTCGGCATTGGAGTTAATCTCGATATGGCGGCAAATGCCCTCAACGATTTGGGCGGTCTTAACGTCGGCTTGGGTGTTTGTCGGGTGAACCTTGATGCGTGGGCGCTGTTGACGCTGCTGATTGGTTACCTGGCGGCAGTATCCATCCAACTTGTTGATTGTTAGGACAGGGCGCGATTCAAGGTTGCGGGAGTTTTGTAGGTCAACCGGCCATTGGTCGCCGCCCGAGACGAATTTAAGGTCTTCCAATGCCTCTTGGCGGTTCATTGTGTCCGCGTCGTTGCAAAGTTTTAGAAAATCCTTTGCTTCATCAATGATTGATTCGTCCATTTAGCCCATCCAATTCTGTGGTTGAACGTAAGTTGGTTTTGACACTCGTTTGCGCGGCTCGTTTACCACCAGCCCAAGCATACGGAAAGCATCCGCACCGTGCGAAAACTGGTCATGCAGCGGGTTTTTGCTGAACGCTTTAGTGTCGGGGTCAACCTCGTAGCGGTAATGCCGCAAACATTGTAACCCATCGTAACAGTTTTCCCTGTCAAACCAGCAATTCCGAAATAAGGTACGCGAGGCGTTAATACTGTCCACAATCGGCGTGCGCGGGATGATTTTGGTCTTGTATCCTGCGCCCCTGACGATTTGGTCAATGCTCCGACCGGCGGCGGCCAGCGTTTTGTTCTCAGCATCGTGCGGCAACCACAGCGTATCGTAGACGTAGCCGTAGGTCTGCATCTTGGCTAGATAGTCGGATATGGTCTTTTGGTTGTCTTCATGGTAGCGGATAAGCCTGGTCTCCATACCAATGAACTGCACAAACCATATTGCGGTTGCATCCGACCAACCAAGGTCAAACACGGCGTGAACTGGCTTCATTGGGTCATATCCAACCTTGGTGATGCGGCCATCCAACTCGGCCATCTGCATTTCGCGGGAAAAGATAGCCCCGTCAACAGTTTGGCGGCATATGCCTTCCCATACGGTGTTATATGCTTCTACGTCGCGCATTCTGAGCGCGTCTTTCTCTAGCATCAACGTCTCGGGGAACCAAGGATTGTCCGACCAGTTAATCTTTTGGACAACGGAGTTCTCAGGTGGGTGCAGTACAAACCGCTGATAGGTCTCGTCGGTCTCCAACTCAGGGTTAAATGTGACCCATATCTCGCTGCCTTCCTTGCGGATGGTCGGAATCAGGATGTTCCACGATAGGCGGCTAGTGGTCTGCGCTTCTTCTACCCAGCAAATATCCACGCCCTCGTAGGATTTGACATTGGCGACATTGTTCTTGAGGCCGACAAAAGCAAATTCAGTCCCATTTTTGCCCCGAATACTTGCTTGGGTTATTTCGTAAAAGCCTTCTAGTCCAAGGTCAATGATTTGGTCGCACAACAGCTTATGGACAGAATCCTTGATGGAAGTCTGAAATTCGCGGGCGCAAAGGATACGCAAGCTGCGTTGTGCGCCTTTTATGAGCAATGCCCGAGCAACGCCCCAAGACTTAGCCCCACCGCGTCCACCATGCAAGATTCGGTAGCGGCTTTTCTCAGGCTGGAACAAGCATTGCAGCTTGACCGGAAACTGCGCTTTTGCTACCGCTTCTTTAATTTGGCTTGACAAAGCTGACTTCAATGCCGGTTAGTAACGGTGCGCCATCTGCGCCTGTAATCTCTTGCTTGACACTCTCGCGGTACTTCTTCGGGAATCGTGCAGCCATTGAGCGCGACCACAATGATGCGTTCAACTTCGGCCCTTGATGCGTTTCCACCATGTAAGCCTGTGCCTGGTCTTCCCACCATGTCTGTTCTAATTCCTTTGCATATTCCAAGGCGTGCAGAAACTGCTCGTGCTTATCACGCCAATCGAATAAGACCCTAGTAGAAACCCCTATGTCGGCTGCTATCTGTTCAATAGACTTGCCAACTCTACCCAACTCAACTACACGCTCACAGTATTCTTCTCTGTAAAGCGTTGGGCGGCCACCAGGGTGTTTAGCTTCGGTCACTTTTTCTTTTTCTCTGCTTCGCGCTTAACCGAGTAGGCAATAGCTACCGCTTGCTTGGGCGGTTTGCCGGCCTTGGTTTCGGCCTTGATATTCTCACTCAGCGCTTTGGGTGTCGGCGACTTCTTTAGGGGCATCTTGCTTCTCCAATTCGGTTAGCGTCCATTGGCACTGTTGCAGCGCACCATTTACTTGGTGAATCTGCGCTTCAAGTTCGCGGCCTTTAGCCATGAGGTCTTGGATTCTTGCGGTGATTAGGTCTTTCATGTTTTCTCTTTCTCTGCTTCTAAAACATCTGTCCACAAAGCGCACGGGATGCCTTCAATGTATTTCATTTCTACCGCGCCATGCGGCAAAACGATTGTCTTGTCAGCGTAAACCCACATATGAGTGTGTACGCCATACAAGGGCAGGGCATATCCTTTATCAAAAAACGCTTTTGTCGTATTGTATTTCCCAACAAGTTCTCTTGTCATTGTTTCTTCGCTCATTAACAATTCCAGTTCTTGAGTGACGCTTTGGCGCGTTCGGCTGGGCCTTTGGCATTCTTTACCACGCCCTCCATTCGCGCACAAAACGATGCTTTGCGGCCTTCGTCCTTTTTTGTCTTAGGATTCGGCGCGGGCGGCTTTAAGTTTGAACCATTCTTGGCGTTGTACTCAGCGCGACCTTTGGCGGTCATGCCAGCGCCTTTGTCCGTCGGGTTGTAGGTCTTGCCTTTACCCGTCGTTTTATGCTCAATGGGCTTGTCGTGCTTCATTTCTTGGCCGTTTTAGCTGATTGCTTGAATGCCGAGGCGGTTGGTGCGCCCTTAGAGCCAGGCTTACGCATCTTTTCTACGGGTTTACCCTCAGCCTTTTCCTGCTTGATGCGTTCTTGCTTGGCGTGAATGTTGGCGTAAAGTCCAGGTTTCATACTTCCTCCACGAAACAAATGTCTTGCCAACTCATGCGGAGGTGGCGCTCGTCGTCAATGGTAATGGTATCAAATTTAAGGTATTCGTCTTTGTAATCTTTTGCAAGATGCCCAAAATGAACTTTATCGCCAACCTTTAAGCCTTCGGCGGCGGCTTCGTCACCTACGGCTGTAACATAGCCAACCGTATCTGCTTCTTGCATCATGCTTAAATCAAGCGCAGATTTAATGCGCTGCTCAGGCTTGACGATGATTTTGTCTTTAAGCGGCTTGAACATCGTCGTCCTTTAGGAGTTTGAGTGTTTTACGCGCTTCGCGCTTGCCCTCGGGCGGGTCTTTACGGAATTCGCCGCACCATTCACTTTCGTGTTTGGTTACAAATTGCGGATAACGCCGACATTGACCGATTCGGTCAATATCAACAAAGTAAACGCATAACTTACAATTGCTCTCAGCCATATAGCCCTTTCTATGTGGTCAGGGAAACCGAGAAGCGGTAACTTCTCGGAGACCCGCTTACTTGTCTTGTGCGTGTTCCATGCGCTCGTGGCTGTAGCACTCGTGTTCTTTGCTACCGCCTTTGAACTCACCGGCAAAACCGTCCATCTTGCCCACGTCGTGACGGGTAACGCTGTCTTTAGCGCCCATGCCAACACCGCCAACAATCTTAGCGCGACGCTCACCGGACGTATCGGAAGCCAACACGCCCTTGGGCATGGTCTCGCCAGACATACCGCTGCGGTAGGTCTCTTTGTCCACTTTGCTTGTGCCGACGTTTTTCATACCAGTCTTATCCGACGCCATCACTTTAGCGGGGATT